AGTCTCCAGCGACATCGCCGACCGCCTTCGCGAGCCGGGCCTGCGCGTTATCCACCGCAGTCGCCACATCACCCTGGTCAGCGTCAGGAGTATCAAGGTCCGCACTATACGGAACCCCGACATAATCCTCCCACGCCTTGCGGGCCGCCGCCCGCGCCGCCTCCCGCGACAGCGCGCCGATCTCCACCAGCTTCTCCAGCCCCGTGCTCAGGTTGAGCAGGACCTGCGCGGTGATCTGCGCGTCCGCGGCCGCGATCTCCGGGCCGGTCGCCAGCACCGTCTGCGCGGCCGGGACCTGGAAGGTCTGCCCGGTCTTGGCGTCGACCGCCTCGACGGTGGCGGGGAGGCGCTTGGCGGTGACGGCCTGATCGATCGCGTAGCGGACCAGCTCGGTCTGGTAGCCGAGCCAGAGCTTCTGGACGCCGCCGACGCGGCGGCGGACCGGCTCCGCCATCGTGAACCCGGTCGCCCGGTTGGTCTGCTCCGGCTCCGCGAGCCAGTGCTTGGCCAGCCCGGCGCCACCCGCGATCGACGTGAGCACGCTCTGCCCAGCGACGGAGTCCTCAACCGCGCCGGTCTGCGCCTGCTGCGGCTTCCACGTGACGGCGTCGTTGTGGACCTCGACCGACCCCGACGGTGGGATCGCGTTGCCGCCGCGGCGCGCGAGGAACTCGTCGACCTTGGTCTGGTCGCCCTGCACGGTCACGTCCCACACCAGATACCTGGCGAGCGCCGTCCGGTCGATCAGGTTCGACAGCACCGTGTCGTAGCTGTCGAGCCAGTCCAAGATCGGGGTGAGGAACGGCATGCCGCGCCGGTCGGTCACCAGCGCCTTGAACGGCGTCCAGAACATCGCCTCCCCGGCCCGCCGGCCGGTGTCGTCGTCGACGTAGGCGACCCTGAAGTCGCAGTCCTCGCCCAGCGCCCCACCCCACCGGAACTCCACCCGGTCCACCCACAGCGGGTTGCCGCCGACCAGCGTCACGTTGGTGATCCACGACGGATCCACCGGCGCGTACCGGGTCACGCCGCTCATGGCGCCGACCATGAGCTCCAGCAGCGTCTCCCCCATGAGCAGCTGGTCGCGCAGCAGCAGCTCCTGCAGCGGCCCGAGCTGGTTGCGCGGGTCGGTCCAGAAGCCGTCGGCGACCTCCCGGACCTGCGGGTTGGTGGCCTGCAGGCTGACCCCGGAGTCGCCGACGCAGAACGAGGTGTAGGTGTCGATGATCGCCCGGGCCATCGGGTTGGACCGGTAGGCGGCGACCGAGTAGGCGCGGGCCTTCTCCTGCGTCCAGTACGGAACCTCCCGCCCGGCGGTCCCGGCCGGCTTCCAGCCGCGGTCGCCGTCGACCGGGTCGGTCACCCCCGTGCCCAGCAGCGCCCCGGTCGCGACGAGCTGCTCGGGGGTCGCCTCCGTCGCCCGGGCGGGCCACAGCCAGGAGCGCACCTACGCCGCCCGCCGCGGCCGCGCCGCGTCGGCGCGGCCGCTGGCCGGCTCCGCGGCCGGCCGGGCCGGCACGCCGGCGTGGGCGACGTAGGACAGGCCGACCAGGAGCACGCTGCCCAGCAGCAGCGACCACCAGGCGTTCCCGGTCAGCCCCCCGACCGCGACGACCACGCCGACCAGGCCGCCCAGGCCCAGCAGGTTCGAGACGAGCTCGCTGGAGAGCGTCGGCAGCGGGATGCGGATGTACACGCGATCAGCCCCCCTCGGGCTCGGGTGGGAGCGCCGCTCGGACGAAGCAGTCCTTCGCCTCGAGCAGCTTCCGCAGCCCGGTCCTCAGCTCCGGGCCGTCCGGCAGCTCCTCGATCATTCGGTCGGCCAGCAAGCCGCAGGGCGCCGACACCCGCTGCAGCCGCTCGGGCAGGTGGTCGTAGGCGAAGAACCTGGCCAGGTGCACGGTGGCCGGGTGGCGGCCGGTGAGGTCGATCACGGGATCCTCCTCCTGGTCAGATCGGGAGGCGGCCGCGCGGCCGCCACGGCCCCTCGTCGTCGCCGGCGGCGCGCGCCGTCGCCGGCGACGGCCCCTCCGGCGCAGCGGCCAGCGACCGCTCCAGCGCATTCACCAGCGCCGAGATCCCGTCGATCTTCTCGACGCTCTTCTTCTTGCTCGGCTTGATGTTGCCGCTGGAGTCCGCGTCGACCCGGACGTTGTCAGCCATCCACCGCAGGACCGGGTGGCCGCCATGGTTGAGGTCGCCGGCGGCGACCAGGACCTCGAGCTTCTTCGACGGCCGGTTCAGCGTCGCGATGCCCTGCGGCACCTTGATGGCAGTCAGGCCCTTGTCCTCCAGCCGCAGCACCAGCGAGGTCGCGTTCCACGGGTCGTAGCCGACCTCGCGGATCCGGAAGCGGCTGGCGTCGAGGTCGATCTGCGCCTCGATCGCGCCCTCGTCGACCAGGTCCCCGTCGGTGATGTTGAGGAACCCGTGCCGGGCCCAGGCATCCAGCTGCGACCGCACGTCCTTGCGGCGCTCGACCGCCGCCCGCGGCACCCACATCCGCGACAGCACCACCTGCTGCTGGGGGAACCACAGCTGCCAGGCGGTGAAGTCGGTCGTGGACGCCAGGTCGATCCCGGCGTAGCAGTCCTGCCCGGCGAGGTCCTCCTCGACGATCAGGCCGCCGCAGCGGTCCCAGCGGGCCATGTCGAACCAGCGGCCCTCGGCCTTGGTCCGGATCCCGAGATGCAAGCGCTGGAACGTCGGCAGGTAGGTCGGGATCGCCTTGGCCCGGGCCGCCTGGGCGCGCAGATAGTCCCGCTTCACCGTGACGTCGATGCCGGGGTTGGCCTGCTCCCACGTCCGCTCGTCGAACGGGTCGGCGTCCCGCTCGGCGGCGAACACCACCCCGTAGAACGTCGGGTCCCGCACGACGCCTTGGGCGAGCTGCTCGAGGTAGCCGCGCTTCTCCGCGTAGATCGAGGTCTGGCTGCCGTCGTCGGCGGTGGTGATGAACAGCACCAGCGGCTGCTCCCGCGACCCGGTCCCGGTCTCCAGCACGTCGACCAGGTCGCGGGTCTTGTGGATGTGGACCTCGTCGATGACCGCGCCGTGGACGTTGGCGCCGTGCTTGAGCTCCCCACCCGAGCTCAGGACCTTGAAGGTCGAGCCGGTCTTGGGGTAGACGATCGACCGCTTGAAGGCCTGGATCCGCGAGCGCAGCGCCGACGAGCCGAGCGCCATGGCCTTGGCCGGGTCGAACACGTAGCCGGCCTGGTCCCGGTCGCCGGCGGCGGCGTACACTTCGGCGCCCGCCTCCCGGTCGGCGCCGAGCAGGTACAGGCCACACGCCGACGCCCTGGTCGACTTCCCCTGCTTGCGGGGGCTCTCCCACCAGGCGGTCCGCACGATCCGCCGGCCGTCGGGGTGCTTCCACCCGAACACCGGGCCAAGGAGGTACTCGACCTCCCAGTCGGCCGGGTCGTAGCGGACCCCCGCCCACTTCCCCTTGGTGTGCCGCAGCGTCCGGAAGAACCGGATGACCCGGTCGACGGCGGCCTGGTCGAACCACGCCCCCGGCACGTCGGACGGCGGCGGGGTCTGCCACAGCGGCCGCGCGGTCACGGCCACGCCGGGTTAGTCGTACAAATCCTCATCGTCGTCGCTCTCGGTCCCGCCGATGGCGAGCCGGCCGCGGCTGGAGGGCCCGAGGCCGAGCTCCCCGACGTAGAAGCGGAGCTGGCCGCGGTACTGGTTGGCCGTCGCGGACTTCGGGTTGCGGCGCACCTGGACCCGGACGCGCATGCCGTCCTTGTCGAGCTGCCACACCTCCACGACCAGGCCCTCGCGGCTGAGTGCCCGCTCGCACTGGACCAGCCGCGCCCAGCAGACGCAGTAGTCGGCCAGGACCAGCGCGTCGACCTGGGCCAGCAGCCCGAGGGCGTCCAGGACCGGCACGACCCGGCGCCACTCGGCGCGGGCGATCCGGCGGGCGTGGCGGTGCTCGGCGTCATCGCCGAGGATGAACTGCGACCAGGTCGGCTCGCGGGGCGCGATCGGTGGCGGCTTCGGCGGGACGGGGATCGGCCGCTTGCCGGGGTTGCCCTCGATGACCTTCAGCTGGGGCGGCTTCGGCTTGCGGCCGGAGTGGCTGTTGCCGGCCACGGCGACCACCTCCGGCTGGAGGGTTTCTGATTTTCCGCGGCCGCGCGCGCGCTGT